ACACTGTCGTACCCGAGATGCACAGTAGCGACCTCCCCGATGACATTCTCGAGGATCTTCCCACCTTCACGTGGCCTTTCTGCCTCAGCTTGAGCAGGTCGAACCCCACCGGCACCCTAAACTTCAGTCGCATCGACAATGCCAAGCTCGCCCTCACCGGTCCTTCCGGTGGTAACAACCTTCACCGCGTATACGCCGTAAACTACAACATTTTACGCATTAAGAAGGGTATGGGTGGCGTCGCTTTCGGTAACTAAACACCTAAGTAATTTGTTAAACATATAAAAGTATTACAAAATGGTAAAATCTTGTTCACGACCCCGCAAGACGTCCAAGTTTGTCGTAGACCTTGGACCTGAGATTGACAAGGTGGTGAAGAAGAAGAACCTAAAGATCAAAAAGCAAAAGGTAATTATCGCAGAATTGAAGGATAGACTCCGGAACAAACCGGAGGATATGAAAGTCAAGAAACAGAAGCTCGTCATTACCTCACTTCAAAGTACCGTAAATGAACTCACATCCAAACTGAAAGAGGTGGAGAATGAAATGCGAGCGTACAAGGTGAAACGTAGTGACATTAACAGCAAGACCATCGACTATGCTTTTAAGAGATTAAGAGAAGGGTTTTCTCTTTCCAGGATGAAACCGAATACACGACTCTTGATTCAACAATCCGGTCGTTGGGACGAAGCTCGTTTAATTAGCGCTCGATTCAAAGTTTGCTAGAATTTCCTTAGTCTTGTTATACATACGCTTTCCGTGAAACGTTTTATCCTTTAGCTCATCCCAAATCGTAAGTCGATGCTCGAGAAAAGCCTTGAATCGCTCAGGGCTGGACGTAGACTTGTATCGAACCTTTTCACCCTGAAGTGCCTTGTCGATAGCCGCTTGTTTCATTTTCGCGTACATGGCGTCACGTTCATCTGGGGTGAGTCGTGTCGTCGTGTCGTCGTTTTTCTTGCCGAGGGCCATTTATCATAAAAACATCTAAACCTTTATATATGATACCCCTACTCATAGCCGGTGGCCTCACTGCGGCCGTTGCGTATTCCTATTTGGGTCAGAATCTCGTGTCTGCTTCCGAGGCCAAGAGACTCATAAAAGAAGGTAAAATTAAAAAGGTCATAGATGTTCGAACAGCTGTGGAGTGGCGCGCGGGTCATTACCCAAAAGCGCTTCACATCCCAGTCGATAAAATCAATGAAAAAACGACGACGGAACTTCCCAAGAGAGGTTTACTCGTCTACTGCAATACGGGGCAACGGGCCAGATTTGCGGCAGAGAAATTGGAAGATCTTGGATTCAAGGATGTGTATTACATCGCTGGACATTATTCTTCCTTACTTTAGTTTTACTCCCAGAACCCTTCTCAATTTCTGTAGCACATTCGGATCCGGAATAGCTCTACCCGATTCGTACGAGTTGATAATACTCGCATTCACACCCACCGCGATCGCTAAATCTTTTTGTGTCTTGAAACCTTTAGCAATACGCCCTTGTTGAATCATCTTCGCCATGGAAAGTGAAACCGTCTTGTGTGTCCCCAACTCCTCGCGGTCTAACTTTTGCTCCTTCGTCACTTCACGGTGTGGCTGTGTGGGTCGCGAAACATTGTGTTTCGCTCCATGAATGACGACGGGTTTCCAATCCTGAAAATGACTCATTATACTGTTACCACCCGTTTCGTTTTTAAGATCCTTTCTAAACGTTCCTTTTCACGGCGCATAAAAATGGTGAGTTCCATGACATCACCTCGAAGTTCAACTTTTCCAGTCTGACGCATAGATGCGGTTTGCTCTACACGAGCCAAGTCAATACACGACATTTTGGTATCGGGTGCATTACTGTGATGAATCGTTAAAACCATCGCATCCCTTTTCGTCTCCCTAGAGAGATCATTCGTTTCACAGATGATAACGTGTGCACCCGAATACCCGGCGGCGTGCATCCACCAATATCGAGGTGCACTCGAAAGCGTCAATCGATCATTTTCTTTGGCATTTTGACCAACTTGTATGATCGTCCCGTCGAGTGTCGTATATTCGAGCATGAATATAGCTATAATTTTTTCCTTATGCTGTATTAATGCACGTCGTATTACAACCAAGCCCTTCCGTAACACACAAACTCAGGGTGACGTTACCCAATAAGAGAGCCATCGATTTCGGTGAGAGAGGTACCCAGCATTACATCGATCATAGAAATCCCAAACTCATGCGTGCACATCTTCTTAGAAAAGGTGCTGTCCTTCCTAAGAAGCTGCGAATAGAAACGGATCCTGGTGAGATTCATCGGGAAATGTTGAGGATCGATAAAAGTACGAAAGAGGATTGGGAAGATTTCTTCCGGGCCGAATATTGGGAACGTTGGATTCTGTGGTCTTACCCTGATCTGAATAAAGCTAAGTTGTATATGACTATGCGCCATGGTATGTTATTCATGCCTACACCCGAAGATTTGTGGTTTTGCAAAGAGGAATTCAAAGACCTGTAGATCCGAAACCACCATCACCCCTGAGTGTCTCCTCGAGAAGACCAACTTCCTTAATCATAGGTGTCTCACACCTCTCCAAAATGAGTTGAGCGATACGATCACCCTTCTTGATTTCAAAGTCTTCCGTACCATGATTGAATAGGACGACCTTGACTTCACCGGTATAATCAGGATCGATCACACCCGCGCCCACATTGATACAGTGCTTCACGGCGAGACCAGAGCGAGGAGCTACACGACCATATAGACCGTCTGGAATGGATAGTGCGATACCGGTACTCACTAGAGCTCGCCCCGCCTGACACGGTACCGTCGCATCCTCGGAGCTATATAGATCATATCCCACAGCACCATCAGAACCACGAGTAGGCAGATGAGCATCGTAACAAAGTTTCTTAACTCCGAGAGGTGCCATATGTATAGTTATGGTCCATATCCCTTAAGTACATTGATGAACCTCTAGGTGAACACCCTCTTCTATTTCGTTCTTTAAATACCGAAACTAAACAACAATATGGGACGGTGTAAAGAAATGCTCCAACTCCTACTATGTACAACCACATACTTATTTCACATATTTCTTTTTCTCTTCGTCGGAAAGAGCCCTCCACATTTCACCGAGCTTCGAACCAATTTCGGTGAATGAAAGATTGGGAAAATCTTTGACAACCTCGGGACGATGCTTCTTGACAAAGTTTATGTACGCGTTGGGTTTGCGCTCACCACCACCCCTGAGACGAAGAACCAGGTGCAAAGTAGACTCTTTTTGGATGTTATAATCTGAGAGTGTACGTCCATCCTCGAGTTGTTTACCAGCGAAAATGAGTCGTTGTTGGTCGGGTGGAATACCCTCTTTGTCTTGGATCTTAGCCTTGATGTTATCGATCGTGTCCGAAGACTCAACCTCCAAAGTGATCGTCTTCCCGGTGAGTGTCTTTACGAAAATTTGCATACTACTAGTACATTAGATTCTTTTCTTAAAGTTCTTAGAAAAGGTGAGTGCGCAAATTCCACAACTGAATACGTTTATGAAAAGTTGACACGAGAGCGTGTAGGCTCTCACCCAAAATGGATCGTAACGCGAGATGAACCAAACCAGAAAAGTTAAGAATGTCTCGTAGTACACTCGAATGACCATGTTTGACGTGAGATACAAATTGTTCATGAAGGTACTCCTCGGTAAAAGTCTCTTCAAAATGAGAATCGTCGTGTCAATCTCTACGAGAGACGCGAGTGCAGTTGTACGTGATTCAAAAGGATTCAAAAGGGGTCGAAGGAGATACATGAGAGCGACGACATGGTGCAACATGATAAGATTCCGATGCGACGTGATAATTTTGGGCTGTACGTAAATCCATATGAGATCGTATAGTAAATGAAACGTGAGTGTGTGTGTTAAAAACATAGGGTAGACGACATATCCAAAAAATACTTCGGCGACTGCCAACGTAGAAAAGGGAAGTAAAAAGGTCACGGAGGCTATATCATGAATACGGACAGCGTTCATGATCTAGTTGATTTCCATTCTTTTAATAGGGTTGCACTCAGGGAGGTTCGAACTCCCGGCCTCAAGCTTACTAAACTTGCGCTCTACCACTGAGCTATGAGTGCGATGCTGAAAGTGGGGTTCGAACCCACGAGGTGAGAACACCAACCGATCTTAAGTCGGTCCCCTTAGACCACTCGGGCATTTCAGCACATCTATTTTACGAGTTAAATCTTTAAGTGCTTGGGAGTTGGTTCATATGCTAGTCTATCCTCGAGTTCTTTACGTTGTTTCATCTTCTTGATATCTGCCCCTTGACAATCATGTTTCGTTAAATTGAGACAACCCGGACAAAAACTACCACTACAGTATTTACAATCAATCGGAACTCCACATTTCTTTTTACAATGTTGACACGGCATATACTATTGTGTTCCAAAATTTTTAAGCCACATAAAGCTTAGTTAACAATGAAAAATAGTAAATGATCTCCACTACATCTTTCGCCAAGCCCGTCGTACCCAAGACTTCTGGTGAATATCGCCGTCTCAAGAAGAATCTCAGGAACACTACGGCTGGGTATGGCTCCGCACTCGCTACGTCCTATTTCATCACCCAAGGTGCTGAGATGGGCGTTTCCGCTACCCTCGGGGGTCTCGCCTCGTATGCCTACATCTCTTTACTCGAGGACCACGTAGATAACATCGAGAATTCGCCGTTTCAGAAACAGTTCTTGGCACCCATCAGCGCCGCCGCTTTTGAAATGGCGTGGAACAATGCTCCGTTCGCTTTTGATTTTGATTATGGAGCTACTTTCGTAGGATTTCTTGCATACAAATTTGCGCTCACCACTGTTCTTTACGAGATGGTACGAGATATGCTCATCTCGGACGGTACCTCGAGTTACGATACCACCGAAAAAGTATACAACGACCTCTCAGATTGGGATACGCAACACGGTGAAGTCGACATTACCGAAGACGCGCCAATTCTCGAGCCAGACGAACAACCCGTCGAGGCGAATGTTGGTTAAGATTGATCCTGTTGACTAAAACAAATTTGTTACGACCGGTAAGACCCTTCATTGCCATGATACGTTTCTTTGCTTCATCCTTGGTGAGAGGTTGAGCCTTCTTTTGGGGCTTGGGCATGGGCATCACAGCTCTCACCGTGGCACGCACAGGCGTAGTGATACGCTTCGTCACCATAC